TCATCAAAACTACCAAATCCACCTTTTACATCTTTAAGCTTTTCATTAATTGTCTCATAGATGTTTTTAGAATCTTTTAAAACCTCATTTGAAAGCCCAAGAGAACTTAAAAATCTTCCCATTTCACTATTTGCTTCTACTGTTCCTGTAGCTAGTCCGTCAACTCCTGCAAGTAACTGGTTAAATTCTATGCCTGCACTTCCTGCTGCGATAGAAACCTTTTTAGTAAGTTCTACCATTTGGTCAGTCGAAACGCCTGCACTCTTCATAGAAGCATACATTGCTTTGTAAATTTCGACAGTTTGGTTAAGGTTATGCGGAGTGTCAGCATTAATTTTTGCAAGCTTAGCCATCGCCTCGCTTGCTTCATTGCCTGCGAGAGTATATTTTTCTGTTACATCGATGGCTTTACCTGTGCTTGTAACATTAGAAGATGTTGCAACCGCTAGGGTAGTTAGTGCATTTTTTATATTTTCAGTTGTTCTGTTGTGTTCAATTCCTGCTTTTACAACCTCATATATGGAGTCTTTTACTGCAAAAAATGCACCTGCAACGGCTGTAATACCTGCCCCAATCCCAACCATATTTTTGAGATTTTGCGTAAGAGGGAGCATACTAGATGAAGAATCTTGGGCATGATTGCCCATATTTCCAATCCCTTTATTAAAAGAGGCCATTTTAGGGTTAGAATCATTAACATTTTTACTAAGTGCTTCAACTTCATCAGAAATAACTTTTAGCTTTCCTGTTTCTGCATCAACGGATACTTTTAGTTTTATTTCTTGATTTGCCATTTATAAGTACCCCCAAGAAGCTTTTACAGGCTGCATATATTTCTAGACACATAAGATCATGTTTACATGAAAAATCACGAATGACGTCATAATTAACCCTAAAGTGTCCACCTAAATTTTCTAACGTAATGAAAAAAGCCTCAACCAACAAGGCGGCATCTTCGTTTAGTTCTGTTCTAAATGAAACGGCTGCTTTGTTCTCGGATAGGATTATTTCCTCTTTTATGTAAGCGCGTGCCGCACTTATCGTGTCTTTTTTTGCTTTTCTGCCTCGGTTTGTACGAGATTAAAAAATTCAATGATATTGCCATTATCAAGGATGTCATTGATAAAGCTATCTTTGAGATCTCCATCAACATTGGCTCTTAAAAGTTCGATTTGGTTGTTGAAACTTGCTACTGCTCCTTCTTCTCCTGCTTTTAAAAGCGCCTGCGTTTGCTTTGTAGAGGGAAGATAAACACGCACTTGACCTTTTTCACCAGTGGTAAGTTCTACCTCAAGAGTAATGCTTTGCTTTTCAACTTTAAAAACTGACATCAAATTTCCTTTTGAATGTTATGATTGAGTCGTTCTCGCTAACGACTTCACAATTTTTATAAAAGAGATCAACGATTTTTGGATTCGCTTTTTCGATCTCTCCATAAAAAACCTTTTTGTTGTATCCAGCGCCCATAAGCCCCTCTTTTAAAAGGGCGTAAGCGGATTTTAAATGTTGCTTTATATTTTCGACATAGAAGCGGTCAACCCAAAACCGCCCACCTCTTTTTTCGCACACAACTACCCCAACAATTTTCCCAAACGAGACAAGCACAAAGGGCTTTTTGCATTGCAGCTCCAAAATACTTTTTATGCGTGCCGCTTTTAGAAACTCAGGATCGATATAATCAAGTGTCGAGAGTCTGCGTATCATTTCCGTGCCTACATAATGTATTCGCGGTAATATTTACCTGTTACTGGATCTTTCATAGCCGACGCTTCAAAATCTAGCGTTGCAAATTCTTCACTCATTAACGCGATAGAACCGCTTAGAGTAAGGTGTGCTTTTGGAAGCTCTGTAATACGTTTTTTTCCTGTTAGCGGAGCAGACACAAAACGAATTCTTCCTACAACAACAGACTTTGTTCCTGCATCAATTCTTTTGTACGTACCCGTAGCAGTTGCAGTTGAACCGTCTGGTAGTTCATCTCCAACAATGTAATTTATCGTCTCAACTTCTGCACCAAGTGCTAAACCGAGGTTTGTAGAATTAATGTTTTGAGACTTAAATGTACACTTGTAGTCTTCTTGTTTTAAAACTTTTTCTGATAAAACTTTTTGACCACCATCTTTGTTAAAAGCTTCCGCATACTCTCTACTTACTTCGATGGTCGCTTCTGTAAGCTCTCCTATCTCAAACTCTGTTCCATATGTTCCATTTACAAGCTCAGAAAAATAAATCTTGCCGCCTGCAATGTATCTTTCAATTTCGTTTGCCATTTTTTCCCCTTATAAGGTATTTTGCACGATTGCTTTAATCAAAACGTATTCGTGTTCTTTATCATTTATAAAATCCACCTTTGTTCCTTGCCATTCAAGACCAGATGGATTCGCCACATTCTCTTTAAAAAGTCCATTTAAGAGTGCTAGACATTTTTCGTCATCTTTTTTGACTTCCACAACAAAGATGACGTCTCTCGTTGCAGCATTACGTTTGTTACGTTCAGCAATCGTAATGGTTGCCGTTCCATAAATAGGACGCAATACATTAGCTATAGCCTCTCTAGCGTCCATTTCGTTTACAAAATACGTCATAAAACATCACCTAAAAAGACGATTTTTTCACCATGCTTTGAAGGCTCAATAGAAATAACGCCATACGTTTTTTCACCTATGATGATTTTAGAAGCATCCGTAACAATTACAGATTCTAAAAATCTCACATATAAAAGACGCGTATCGTTATAGCCATTGCTCTCTTCTTCAAAAATCCCATCTGCTTCAATACCATCTACCATAATGACATCTGCAAATTCATCTTTGTTCAAAAAGACTTTTTTGAAGTCATCTCTTAGTTGGTCTTTGAAGTTCATCTTAAGGCCTTAATGTTGCAAAATAGCTTTTTAATGCCGTTTTTAAAGTATCGCTTTTGGCATTTTCATTTTTGATGTTAAATGAAAGAACAAGTGCTTTTAATTCTTTGTAAGGTAAGGCATCTACTTGCTCATCACTTAAAACATCACCACTCACTTTTGTAATAGGCTCTTCATCCGTTTTTTTATGCCCTTGTTCAATTAATTTTTCACCCAAAGAAGGATGAACGTCTATGACATCACCCTTTTGTTTTTGTGAACCTTTAAAAGGCATGGGGCTTGTGAGTTTTATACGCATTGTTTACTCTATGCCGCGTTTATTTTGACGTAAACCGTACCTGCCGTTCCTGCACCTTTTGCATAAAGCGCACGCCCTGCTCTTACGTTTGAGGTATTCGTAATGGTAATCTCACGGTTGGTTACATCAAAATAGACCAAACCATAGGCAGGAATTTCATCGGCTGTTTTTGCGTTGATCTCAAAAACACCCTCAACATCAGCGGAAATCGTTTCGCCAGTCAATCCTGTTGTGCAAGCGATAGCAATTCCATCTGTTCCAAGAGCGATAACATCGCCTACGCTGACCGCCTCGCTCAACTCAATATCAATAGTTTCACCTTCTTGGTAAAATGTTGCTTCTTTCATCTTTTTTCCTTTACGCTTTTATAATTATTGACCATTGTTTTTGTAAAGACCGCGATAGTCTTCTGCATAAACACCAAAGTCAAATACACACTGATAAGTGACACCTGATAAGTCTCTATTTTTCTCTTTTACCATTGGTTTTTTACCTTGGCCTTGGAGATAAAGCACCTTGATGGTTCTACGAGGGGCAGTTAAATACCAAGGCTTCGCTTCAAGTTCAGAATCAACGATGACTGTAACACTGTTTTTATGTGGATTTACAACACCGCTATTAGAAGAGGATGGATCAGCCTCAGAAGAGATGAGTTGTAGTGCTGTTGTCTCATTTTCAGGGGAAACAAGCAAGAACTTTGGAACAATATTAAGTGCTTTACCATCTTCACTTTGACGACGCATCAATGTTCTACCGTCTGTCAATGTACCAGTCGCAAGTGCTGTACCTGTACTTGTATAGTTTTTATGGGCTGTATCAAAGATTGCTTTTCCATCGCTCATTTTGTAAGTGCTAAATTGACCTTTACCTTGCAATAGGTCATAAACCAAACCATTTGCCGTTCTTCTTGCCATTTTTCCAAACTCAGAAATGACATCTACAAATGCACCTAAATCATCATTGATGAGCATCTGACGTGTGATGCTAAACTCTGCACCATATGTCTCAAGTTTAAATACTTCTCCACCTTCGCCAAACTCAAAATTTTTAAGTTCGCCTTTTTCAGCGACTTTTTGTAAGCGACCACCTGATTTTAGATGTGCTGCAACACCTTGTTTAAAGTCTTTTACTTCTCCTGATGTTGTCCATGCTTCAAAGGTAGCATTTTCCTCATCAAATGCCATCTCAAGCATTTTATTTGCAGAATTTGAAAGCAATATAGGAAAGTCTGATGTACTCATAGCACGGTTAATAAGCTCTTCTTTATTGAACCCTTCGTATCCTGTAATAGCACGAGCCAAATCAAGAAGAGATGCTCCTTCAAAGCGTTTGACATCTTTGTGTGGTTGATCTACTTTAAAACCTGCACGCATAATGAGGCTATCGGCTACGGCTCTTTTGATGTCATCCATACCAGGTGTTTGTTCACTGCGTTCAAAGTTCACATTTGTTTGATTTTTTGTTTTTGCCTCTAAAAGCGAGCGTGCAAAATCATCAGGTGTTTTATTTTTGTCATCGATAAATCGTTTAACATCTTCTGCATTCATATCAGCACCATGTGCTAAAGCAAGGTCTTTAATGCCTGCAACACGTTTTATCTCGTTGTTCTCATCTTGCACACGCTTAATTTCAGCGTTTACTTCATCCATTTTGCGTAAGATGTCTGCTTCTGGCGCTTTGTCTGCTTGTAGTTTTTCAAGCTGACGGCGTAACTCTTCAAGTTTGTTCATAATTTCTCCTTCATTGTCTTTTAAACTTCTTCCGATGCCTGCACTTGGATCAGCACCGATGTCAACTAGGGAAGCCTCTCGGAATTCCCACCTTAAAACTTCTACAAGTGGAACTTGTCCTTCTCGCTCCGTAATACGCATGTCTCTTTTTGCTCCACCAACGGAAATCTCCGTAAGTGTTCGCTCTAAAACCATATTCCAGAGCATTTGTGCATCAGGATTCGCTTGTGAAAAGATTGCTTTTGCACGAAGCTGTCTATTTTCAAGTCTCACATTCTCAAGACGACCAATAGGAAGCTCACCATACTTTCCATCTCCGTGCATATAACGAAGCTTTGCAGTCGCTGCACGAGTAAGATCAACATTTTCTTCACCATGTAGTAACACTTCTTCATAGTATGATCCACTCCAGTAGTCATACTGACGAATTGGTGTTTCAGTAGAGATAAGAATTTCTACACTTCTCTCTTCTACATTAATCGTTTCAGGCAACATAAGGGCACGTGCGATGCCACCGTTACCTAAAAGTTTTTCTATATCAAGTGGTTTAGGCACTTTTTGCTCCTTCTTGTTGGATTATTCCTGCTTCTTCAAGCATTTTTTTCTCTTTTATACGTTGGGCAATGATTTCTTCAAGGTCTTTTCCACGTTGCGCTGCATACTCTTCAAGTGTTGCCATACCCATATCATACTCTTTAGAAAATGCGTTAATATCTTTTAGCGGGTCCACCCATTCACGAGCAGGTGCAATCCATCGAGGTTGACACAGTTTTTCTTTATTTTTAAAATAAAAATCAGCCGATAACCCTTTAATATTGCCCGCTAAAACATTTGCATCTAACCATCGCTCAAAAATAGGTGTCAAAACATACCTTGCAAAGTGAGCTTGTTCGGTACTAAAACGCTTATGATCTTGTATAAGACTTGCACGTGCGCTCGAAAAATTAACTTGTGAATAGTCACGAAATGCCAACTCATAACTGATCTGACGACCAACAGCAATAAGACGAATGCACGACTGTATGAAGTCTTTATATCCTGCCCCATCGATGCTAGGGTCAAATGTTTGCAATTCTTCACCACTATTTAAATAGTGGACCATAACGCCATTAATATCAAAAATTGGGTCATTCCCTTTATCATTTCCAAGTGCTGAGATACGACCTGCTACATTTGTACTTTTGATGGCATAAGCAACAGAAGCACGAGCACGTTGTGATTGCATGGTTGAACTTAGATATCCTGCTAAGTTTCTAAGGTCGATGATGATCTGTTTATACTCGCTGATGCCTCGGTACTGTGTAGCTCTGTTTGTCATTTTAAAATAGTGAATAACATCAGAAGCATTGAGTTTTGTAGTATTGAATAACCCATCTTTTAAAAGATACTTTTTAGGCTTTCCGTATATATCAACCTCCATGCCATCAATGTAAGTCGTTCCATCTTTTGTATTGGCACTTGTAAACATTGCACCATCAAAGCGGTCTGCCTCAATAAGCTGAATTTTTAAAGGGTGTTTTTTATCGTTTGTCAATTTTGGATAGATGAGAATTTCACCATCCATCATACGTTGCCCTAGGATTACATTTTGCATATCTCCAAAATATAAACGACCAGTAATGTCACAATTTTGCTGTTTAGCCCATTCATTAAAGAGTGTTTCAATAGTATTATCGAGTGAATCTCCTATTTTTGATTGAAACTTAAGACCTCCTCCGATGGCGTTTACTTTTATAGAATTGTCAATACCTGAGATGATGCCATTATTTTCATGCAACCATCTAGCGCGAGCGCGCATGATGTCACGATCAGGTGAGGCTTGGTCTTCAAAAGGAGCGTTTGCATTGTGAAAATCATTATTTGCACCTCGAAGTTTTCCACCTTCATAAAATCCTCTTCGAATGTCAAATATATCTCTCAATAGGCTCATTTTCTACCGCCTTTGAGTGAAATAACAGTCAAAACACATAAAACAAGTAATAACCAAAAAAAACCCAAAATGATGCGGGTATAAATACTCCATAGTTCAAAAGAGAAAGAAAGATGAATAAAAGCGCCAAAGCCATACAATAAGACCCCAAAAAAAAGCACTTCTAAAAAATACATTTTTGTAATAAATACAATTAGGTTATGAAAAACAGACATTTGCGCTCATTTTAAGAGGTCTTGTATTTTGCCCAGGAATGTAATCACGGCCATGAGCTTCAATTTTTTTGATAAGTGAATCTTCTCTTGTTTGTAATGCGGAAAGGTCAGCACGGGTAAGCTCTCTGCCATTAATGACATACTTTTGAGAAGTCAAAACGGACTCAATGGCTGTTTGAACATCATCGAGTTGTTGACCGAGCGTTTTTGCCATCTGACTGCCTTTTTTGTTTATTTTTGACAGTTTGGCAAAATCAGATTTTTTTTTCTAAGCCACTTTTTAGCCCTAGCATTTTTTTCTTTTTTTTGCTAGAACATAAAAAGTTCGTATTTGCAAGGTTAAAAGTTTAGTTTTTAACCTATAACAAAAAAATTTTAGAAAAAAAGTTTTGTAAAAAAGATAGTATTTTCAATTTTTTTCAATATCCAAGTAGTCTTTTTTGAGAATTTCTAACGTTTCTTGATAGAGCGTAGTTGATTCTGCAAGCATTTCTATAGCTTGCCCAATAGATACAGAATGAATATCCATCACTTTTCCGATAATAAGCTCTAACCGCATTGTGACTGAGGGTCTATTTTTAATATTGGTACGCCTATCCCAAATGTTGTTACAAAAACTCATAGCTCCTCCTTAATAATTTGCCATAAAATCATCATTTGATGATCTTCGTTGTGCTTTTCGTTGTGTCTCTATAGGCTTTTTTTGTAAGAAGCGCACACCTAAAAGCTCTCCTAAGAAAGTGCAGTAAGCCCCACAGTCCCATAAGTGGTTATCTGCTTTTTTAGTCACTTTTTGCCATGTCCATTTCTCTACACCTGTTTTTTCATTGATTTCACAGTTTTTATACTCAGATGTCATCTGCTTGGCATACCCTAAGTCTGTTTCGCTATGTGTGCTAAAAAGATTATCTTTTGCACTGTCACCCTCTTTAGCGCATAAGATTGATCGCTCAATCTGAGAGTGGAGCATATCTTTAAAATACTCTGTATCGAGCAGATAAAGCTTTAAACCTGTACTAATCGTCACGCCATTGATGTCTTTTTCAACAGGTGTAACCCTCCAAGGACTAGAAGGCTTGCCTGATGCACCCTTAATAGGAATACAAATATCAGAGTTCATAGCGCAAAATTCATATACTTCATCACGCTTAAAACCTGAGTCAACCGCACACAATGCAATCATATGCACACTTCCTTCTATGCCTTGATACTGTGTATAAAGTATTTCTTCAAGAGCTGCCCATGTCTCTGCACGCCCATAACGAATAGTATGTTTTCCTGCGCCATATCTAAGAGCTTGAACTTTGTACCAAAAGTGGTCTTGCTGGACGTCTACAGCCATAACAAGCGCAGCAGTGTTATTTGGAACAATACCAGGTGCAAAACTATTTTTGAGTAGTAAAATATCCTCGGTATTGGTAGCGTCGTGCGACTCCTCCCAAGGTTCACCCAATCGTGTATTAAAAAATACTTTCATAAGTTCATTATCTCCACTATCAAGAGCTTTTTTAGACTTAATCCATTCATGAATAATTTCAACCCAAGAAACCCACCCAAGTGGGCTATAAAAGCTGTTTATTTTATAGCCTCTATGTCTATGACCTGGATTTTGAGGAATCCACTTTGCACCATTATCTTCATTCATCATCCATGTTTTTTCAAACTCATGAACAGTACCTTTACAATGAGGGCATTCAAAATGTACATCACCCATAAGCTCATAACGCTCTTTATCCCATTCAAATTTAAACTGCTCAAACTCAAATATGACAAGTTCCCTACATCTAGGGCATGGCATATGATAAAGTCTTTGGTCTGAGTCTTTATACTCTCGATCAATTGGTCCATTCTTTAGTTTTGGTGTGCTATTAATGTAAATTTTTCTATTTGGAAATGCATCTGTTCTTTTTCGTATTGTTTGCAGAGAGCTTCCCTCATCTCCTACATTTTCCGCAAAACGCTCTACATCATCGGCATCTACAAGACGTGCAGAAAATGAGGCGAATGTTGAAGGAGAACCTGACCACCCAATAGAAAGCATTCCTCCTTCAAAATCTTTTTCTAAAGTACCACCTGCATCATCTTTGCTCTTAGCATCTTTTACTTTTTCCATCAATTCAGGGATAAGTTTCATCGATGGTGTCAACTTTGCAGTAGAGTGTTTACGAGCCAAGCTTTCCGTTGGCATAACCATCAGCATAGGGCAAGGGTATAGGTGCATATAGCATAGCTTTACATTGTTTCCAAGTTCTGTAAATCCAAGCTGTGTAGCTTTAATAACTTTGACCTCTTGTGTTGGTACATGTGGGCTTAGTTCATCTTGTATCTCTCTTAGATAAGGAGTTCTAGATGTACGCCATCGACCAGGTTCTGCGCTTGATTTTGATGGTAAAATTCTGTATTTATCAGCCCATTGTGAAACAGTAAGAAGCGGATCAGGTTTAAGTCCATTAAAAAATGAAACAATGTAGGCATTATTCATACTCATGGCATAATCCTGATAAAACTTGATTTATCTCTTCGAAGAATAGGCGCTCAATATTAAAACGGTCACTCTCTCCTGCAAATATAGGAGATAATCTAGGTGGTAATGATAAAAGTGCATCTCTCACAGCTCTACCTGCTTCAAAAGCTTGTCTTTCAGAGTCTTTAACTAACATATACTCACCTTTAAGGCGCTTATATTCAATCTTGGCCTTTTGTCCAAGCCAATACTCTTTTTCAGCTCTTGCAGCCGCTCCTGTTATTTTAGAGAACGCTTCATCATCTTCATCGTTAGGGTCATCTCCTAAATTTATCCCTGCTGCTATGGCAGCATCTTTTTCTCTTTGGACTTCTTCTTTAATCCTTCTTAACTCTTCTTTTTCTTCATAGCTCATATCCGCTTCTGATTCGTAACTACCTACCAAGCTCATGAGTGTAGGCTCTTCTCTACGCTTTTCATTTGCTTCTCGTTGCGCATCACGAGATGGATCTTTGTGCTCATCAATAGCTTTCTTAACCTCCTCATAATAAAAGAATTTTTTTGGACTTGG